CAAGACCCGAAGGCCGGGGTATTCTCTTGGCTCGGCGCGCCCGGTAACCGCCAAGCGGACGATTGGACTTTCGAGGGCAACTACCTGATTACGATCGATGGCGGTCCTATCGTGTTTCGGTTTATTGCGGACGTGCAAAACGTGGCCGACTTCGACGATATGTTTTGTGAGGCACTGGCCTGCCGCATCGGACTGGAAATATGCGAGCCGTTGACACAATCGACCGCCAAGGTCGGGATGATCGGCAAGGAATACGAAAAGTTCATGGGCGATGCGCTTATCATTGGCGGCATAGAGGCCGGCATAGACGAGCCACCTTTGGATGATTTTTTGGCCTGCCGGATTTAGCAAATGCCAAACGCGACCAGCGTTCAAGCATCATTTGCCGGCGGCCAATGGTCCCAATTTGCACAAGGGCGCTTTGGCGACAAACGCTATGGCACGGCGCTAAACGTCTGCCTCAACGGCATTCCGCTTGAAACTGAAAATTGGGTGCGCCGTCCAGGCACATCGATTGCGACGATTCCTCGCAGCGGAAAACCGGCGCGTGCCATCAAATTTGATTTTGAGGAAGTGACACCGCCGTACTCGATGATATTTACGGACGGATTTCTGCAATTTATTTCAGGAACGCAATCCGTTACTTCAAACGATTCGACGGCGGTATCTGCTATTTCGTCGGCCAATCCAGCCGCCATGACTCTTGGCACCGCCGTCACATGGGCAACTGGCGACCAAGGATATTTCTCAGGTCTTGCATCAAATCCGTTGATTGAAAACCGATTGCTGGCGCTCACCAAAATTGACACCACTCATTTCACTTTGACGGATGCCGTTACTGGCGCAAATATCAATGGCTCTACATTGAGCGCCATCGGAAGCAATGCCGTGTTTAATCGAGTGCTTGCCATTGCAACACCATATCTTGCTGGAGCTTGGTCGTCGCTGCGAGCGGTGCAGAGTGATGCTATCGGTGTTCCGGTCAGCTTTTTGTTTCAGCAAAACGTCCAGCCCTATGCTGTAACTGTGACGAATGAGCCGAGCTTGGGGCAATTTGCAACGCTTGGATTTGCGGCGGCTACATTTTCAGACGGTCCTTATCTCGATCCATTTAGCAATGGCGTATGGGCCACGCCATCGGCCAAGCTGGGTGTTATCGCCCTCACTCTATCGTTTCAGGCATATAGCGCGTCGGTAGCATATACCTCCGGTGATTTTGTCACGTCATCATCGGTGAATTATCAATCGCTCGTCGATCAGAATGTCGGCAACACGCCGGCGTCAAGCCCGAGCCAATGGAATGCGGTGGCGGCTAGTACGGCTATCAATAATGGACAAGGTTTTCTTACTTCCGACATCGGCCGATTTGTAAGACTTTATTCAGAGCCAAATCTTTGGGCGGTTGGTTCAACCTATTCCATTGGTGGCACGGTTTCCTATAATCCGAGTGGGCTGCCAGATCAGGTCACCTATTGGACTTCACTGACCAACAGCAATACCGGCAACGTGCCAGGAACCGATATTGTCAATTGGCAATTGCTTGAACAGGGTGGCGCATCATCGCCTGCGCTGTGGTCATGGGGTAAAATAACGTCTCTGGTAAATTTGATTTCAGGCACCATATCGGGCGTTGCACAGATCGGAAATATGACCGGCGGCGGCGGATTGGCGGCGGCCTTTGACGGGACGACCAATCAGAACGCCGCAGCGTCGGCACAGCTTACAAGGGGCGTTCTCACAGGCGGCTACACTGCCTATGATTATGTTGGGCAAAACTATGCTGGTTGCTCACCGGCAGCATTTGCAGTGCAGTCTGCGACGGTATTCCCATCAACTGACAAAGGGTTTGTCTTTGCTTCTGCGGCTGGGATTGGCTATGTGGGCGGGTCTGTTTCTGCAGTCGCGTATCTTTACGCATCCAATTCGCTGCCGAGTACCTATAATAACGGCACACTTATGGGCAGCACCAGCCTTGGCAGCATGGTTGTGCCTAATAACGGGGTAGGCGTCCTCGGCACATCGGCAGCCTCTATTATCTCATCGAATCAAGTCACGACATATGCCTATTGGTGGGTCGTAATTATTGCTACATTCTCAGGACAACCTCCTGCGGGTTATTCTTTATTCAGTAGCATAAGCGTGCAGATTTCGCAGGTGCAGTTTGTGCAGGGCACATCGGCATCGAGCGGAAACGGCGTTGATGTTGAAATTCTTGGCGCCCCGTTGCTCTACACAACGCCGATCCGCACATGGCGCATGGGAGTCTATTCCACCACAACTGGCTGGCCGCAAGTTGGCACATGGACTGATGGCCGATTATGGATGTCAGGTGCGATTCCAAATCGTGTCGATGCCTGTTGCTCGAACGGCGTTACCGTCGATCCGGCAGGGGCCTCAGTTAATTTTGCGCCAACAGATCAATACGGCAATGTGCTAGATTCGTCCGGCCTTTCTATCGTGATGAACCTGCCGGAAGCCAATCCGATTTTGTGGATGCTTCCAGATCAGCAGGGTGTCATCATCGGAACCAAGGCGCGCGAGGCGCTTATTTTCCCGCCAACGGCAGGTGGATTTACGCCGACCAATATCGATGTGAGGCAGACGACACAGATCGGAAGCGCCGACATAGAGCCTCGGCATACCGAACACACGATTGCGTTCGTGCAAAAATACTTGCGCGGAGTGAAAGAGTATTTTGCAGACGTGTTCTCTGGAAAGTTCACGGCGCCAAATTTGATAAAGGATGCAAAAAGTCTAAGCATCGGCGGCATACAGGAGATTGCCTATCAGCAGGAACTTGCGCCGATCATTTGGGCGCGGGTAAACAACGGACTGATCGGCTGCACGTATATACGCGATACTTTAATGACATCATCCGGCCCGACGATAAATGGCTGGCACGCGCACACGCTAGGTTCCGGCCGAGCCATTGAGTCAATCTGTACCGGCTCGTCGGTCAATGGCAATCTCGACGCGCTGACAATGGTAACGAACGATACGACCGCGAACGTGCGCTTTGTCGAGGTGCTAAGTGACATCTTGGATGAAGGATCGCAGCAATCGGCCGCTAGGTATCTTGACGCAGCGATTACTCCAAGTTCGACAGCCGCGGTGGCCATCGGCGCAGGCTTTCCGTATGGTGGCTTGCAGCTTAATGGACTATGGCCGCTCAACGGCAAGACCGTGACGGCGTGGCTTGGCGGTCTTGACTGCGGCGATTATGCCGTCAGCAATGGCAGCATCAGCGTACCATACGGAGATGGCATCGGTGGTGGATTAGGTTCATATCCGACGCCAGCAACTAACCGCTACGATCAAGGTTTGTTCACCAGCGCCTTTGTCAGTACCGGCATCACGGCCAATGGCGTAACCATGTTCACCGGATCAATCCCAATGCTGGTCGGATTCAGCTTTACCTCGCGCGGTCAATTGCTGCGCACCATTCAACCGGCGGAAACCGGCAGCCGCAACGGTCCGGCATTTGGCAAGCTGACGCGCGGGCATTATCTTATGGCGCTATTCGAGGGTGCAGGCGGCGGCGCGGGCGGCGTGCAACTCGGCTATGGTTTTGGCGACATGCAGCCAGCCCTGTTCAAGGGCAAGGACGAAAACACCGACTTGACGGTCGATCAGCAATTTAGCGGCGTGTTCCGCGATCAGTTCCCTGACGACTATACCTTTGACTCGCGTCCGGCTTGGCAGATCAGCCGACCGCAAATCTGCAATTTGCAGGCCATCGGGACTGCCCGCGAAACGGCGGATGTGTAAATGGCAGTCGGGACATCAACATTCGGTGATATTGGCGGTGGCGTTTCCGACATCTTTTCCTTTATGGGGACTGGATACAAGGAACAGGCGCTTCAATTTGAGCAACAGAACTATCAACAGGCGGCACAACTCGCGCTGCAAAATGAGCAGTTTACAAAAACCTCGACTGCTATCAAACAGGGACAAGCCGATCAACAACTTTACACAAGCCTTGGCAGAACGAAGGCGGGTGAGGCTGGCGCTGGCCTAGCGCAGAGTGGAAGTGCCGTTGATATATTGCGGGAAAGTGCGCAGCAAGGCGCGACAACTAATGCCGCGATTGGTCAGCAGGGACTTATTACAGAGGCCGGGTATCAGGAGCAGTACAACGCCTATACCAACATGGCATCGGCGGCGCAATCGGCAGAAGATGCGACGAACCTTTCTGGCATAGGCGACTTGATCGGCGGCGGTATGAAATTTGCCGCAGCTTTCGCAACAATGGCTTAACACATGCCGAATATCCCACAGTACGAACAACCTCGCCTCGGTCTTGAGCCGACAGAAATTGGTATTCAGGCCACTACCCAAGCGGCTTATCGCGGGCGTGCGCTTTACGATCAGGCGGCAAGCGCACTAGCCGAAGCTGGCCAGAAGATCGGGAGCGGTATTAAAGCGGCCGGCGATGCTGCGGTAAATTATGTTGACCATCAGCAGATCAATGCCGGTGCGGATCATGGGGCGTCATTGTTTGCCAACTTAACCGATAGCTGGAACCAGACCGCCGCGAATGCCGATGTGCATGATCCATCCGTCGCAAAGAAATGGCGCGAAGAACAATTGCAGCCAGCACTCGACCAATTTCAGCAAGGCTTTACGACTGAGAAAAGCCAGGAATGGGCGTCAAAGTTTGCCAATAACATGCGTCAGCATATGTTTGAAAAAACAGAAGCTACCATGTCTAATCTCGCGGCAGATGCGGTTTCGGTTACCGTTAAAAATCTCGGCAATAAGTTTTCTAATACCGCAATGAGTGACCCCACCGCCGTCCCTGCCATGTTGGATGCTGTGGATCATTCCATCGATGGTATCATTGGCGCCAATCCGAATTTGAAAGGCGAGGCTGCCGGCCGGGTACGGCTTCAAGTCGGGGAGCAGATCAAAGAACAGATTGTAAAGGCTGGCGCATTCGGTGCGATTACGAACAGTAAAACACCGGAAGCCGCCGCTGCCGATTTTGCGCAGCGGTATCCTCAGTACATCAATGGAATGGAAGAACGCCAATTGGCTCACGCGGCCACGACACAGGCAAAAAGCAATCTCGCCAGCGACAAGGCCGCCACGCTGTACCAAAAACAGATTGATACTCTCAACGTCGATGCGGCGCGCAACAAGATTTGGTCGGACAATGTTTCGACCGATCCGAACGGTGCTGTAACCATCAAGCCTGATTTTTTCAAACAGATTATGAAAATTCCGGCGCAATATCCGAACGCGCCTAACTCGACGGATACTGCACGCACGCTGCTGGATTGGGGCCAACAGCAGCAGCGGCAGGAACAGAAAGTTGTAACCAACCCGCAAACGGCGTCCGGGCTAGATGATCGCATGTTTGCCCCCGACAATCCTACATCGCATATGGATATTCTCAAGGCTGAGGCCGCCGGTAAACTATCGCGACAAGATGGTCAAATTCGTATGGAAATTGCGAAGGAGCGGGATGAACATCCGATCCGCGATCCATTGTTCAAGGATGCTATTGCCGCAGCCAAGGATCAGATCGAAATTAGTATGCCTGGGGCTGGCAAAATTGGCGGTGAGAAATTTGTCGGCTTCATGCAGAAGTTCATGGGTGATTATCTAAAGCAAAGCCGGGATGGAACATTGC